TGAAGTTGAAAGAAATGATGAACAAGCCTACTGTGCAGCCCTCTCAAAGGTCGTCGATCTGCTTAAGGGAGGGATAGAATAATTTATTGAAATAACATGGAAAAAGACACTACATTCAAAATTGAAAAGTTTAAGAAAGGTCGGGACTGTTACCGTTGTGGCTGTTCAAAGTCTGATATACGAAAAGACAAGATACTCTGTGGCGGCTGGGGGAAAAGTTATAAAACTCATATATTCAAAGCAAGAAAGTTGATTGAACGACCCGTAAGAGATGAAAAAATGATGCTGACGGCCAAAAACTGCCACGCAAAACCTTTCATGGCGTCTGTTACGGGGTGCTCAGTCCGCTTTCTTGACATGGAGGGTTGTTAGGAGAGGGCGCGCCGATTCCATCGTTTCGGCTGGAACAATGCAGATAGAGTTGCACCAGTTTCATTACTCTATCATGGAATACGGAAACTCTCCGCTAACAGCCCTTCATCACCAAAGGTCATGTACCCAAGTAGCTCGCGTTTCAAGATTTGATTATTAGATAATAAAAGAATAAAAATATGTCATCAACAATGCAAGAAATGAAAAAGTGGGTTTGTCATAAGAAAGTTCACGCTGAAAAAATAGTAAAGATAGTTAGGGACGGAGAAAGCGAAAACCGAGAGAGCGATGGGTCGTTGAAATTGTTTTTTGGTGATTATCCTATTGAGGATGCTTTTCGAGTAGATTATCAGTGGGCGCACCGATACAAACCAGAAGTAGGTGGTTATTATGTAGTTTACGAAGATGGATACTCATCATATTCACCAGCAAAAGCCTTTGAAGAAGGGTATACGCAGATTTAGTTTCAGTCGCCTTGGAACCGAGTTATGTGGGTATATGAAATAACAAATATGAAAATAAACAAATAAAAAAGCCTGTACCACCAGATACAGGCTTGGGTGACAGGTAGCAACTGTCGGCTCACTAAAGTGTTGCGGGAGGATTAGTCCCGCGAGATAAAGAACCACCTCCTCTCCTAGTCATGCCTTCGTGCGCCAAAGTGATTGTAGTCCAGCTCGACAACAGACGGCATTTGCATCGCATGATGCAAGACTGGAATGAAATGCTTATGTCCGTGTTTCTTCTGGAACTCCGCCTCGTCCTTGAAGAACGATTCGGCACATTTCTGTGAACAAAATCGAAGACCATCCTTCTCGATTGACCTTCCGAATGGCACTTGCAATCGGCATTTGAACCAACAACAGCGTACCACACTGAGATGAGTGATATGGTGCATTGTCATAAAAAGAACTCCTTTCCTCTATAATTATACCACCAATTAGATATAGCTAGACAATAATAAATGTAGTATAATGAAGATCGCGGGTAGATGACCTAGTGGTCATTGAAGTTTCATAAGCTTCACGAGGATAGTGCAATTCTATCATCCGCTACGGGAATGAAAGGTTTCGACACTAGTCCATTGAAAATCCTGCATACCGAGAATCCACGAAAAACTCGTTAAAAATCATGGAAACATAATTGCAAAAAACGCAATTGAGAGCCCCTATTTTACGATAGACCAGCTTACACAATACGCACGCGTATAGTGTCATTCGACTCATCCGTTCACTCGGGATGATGATCGGGTGTTATACACAGAGTGGAACGGTCTTGGGCAATTTATTTGTTCTGTAAAAACAAAGTGGTGGGGATGAGATAAGCATGTAGACTGGATTTTCAAAAACTGGTGCACATGGCTTCAATGCCATCATTTCCACATGAAAGGTCGAATAAGGGATAAAAACAAGCCATAACGCAACGTAGCAAGCCATAGAGGCCAATACAATGGATACCACAGAGGAAAAAATAGAAATATCATCAAATCTACTTCCAACACTACAAAAACAAGAAGGACGTGATCCTGTAAGCGGAAGGTTTTTACCAGGTAATAAAATAAGAGAAGGACAAAATTGGAGGACAAAAACTACTTTATTTAGAGAGGGTCTTAAAGCAATAGCTAAAAAAACTCAAAAAGACGAAGATTCAGTAGAGGTCAATATATTCTCACGTGCAATACTAGAAGCAAGTAATGGAAATTTTGCATATTTCAAAATTATCATAGACATGATATACGGCGGAGTATCCGAAAATCCTGAAAATCCTACAGTGATAAACCAAAACTTTGGTAATATAACAAACACAAAAATAGATTCTTCCACTATGGACCCTGTTGTATTAAAAGCCGTTATGAAACGGCGAGAAAAAAATGGATAAAACAATAGTAGATTCGACAGAAATATACGCCGCCGCCCGAGATGATTTCAAAGTATTCGTTCGGGCAATAATAGGATTGACCAACGCACCATTTCATGACGAACTGGATGATATTTTAAGCAACCCTCTTTATAAAAAAATAGTTATTACCTATCCAAGGGATCATGGAAAAAGTACCCACCTTTCTGTTGCATACCCCTTATGGATGATGGCAAAAAATCATAACCTACGAATACTATTGGTATCAAATACCGAATCAATAAGTAAAAAGTCTTTAAGTTCAATTATAGGACACATAGATAGAAACGAAGAATATCAGAAATTTTCCAAATTCTGTGATCCAGACGGGGTAGGAGTAATACCTAGAATGAAAAACTATGCCAAGATGAGGGAAAATTGGAGTGGCGATTCTATTGTAATAGATAGATCAGAATTAAACCTGCGTGACCCAACCATTCAGGCAGTTGGTTTATTTGGATCAATCCTTTCCACCCGAGCCGATATAGTCATTGGAGACGATATTGTAAATCAGGAAAATAGTGCCACTGAAGCCCAAAGACTTAAAGTGATAGATTGGATAGATACTACTGTTAGACCAGTATTGATTCCCGAGGGAACATTCATATATTTAGGAAATACTTGGCACCAAGATGACCTAGTATCAAGGCTTCTAAAAAGCCCGATGTATGATTACCGAAACAGAAAAAAGGCTATTATTTCTGACTCAAAACATCCAGAATTGTGGGATGAGTGGATTTCAATACGGACGGATGAAAGATTTACTATAGAAGATAGAAAGAAAAAATCTGAGGATTATTATTTACAAAATAAAAATGTGATGGATGATGGAGTAAAATTGCTATGGTCAGAAAGATTTGATTATGGAAAATTGATAATGGAGCGACGAAATAATCCATACGCTTTCGCTCGCATGTACCAGTGTGATCCTTCAGATAGACCAGATCAAAAATTCAAAGATGCTTGGCTCAATGAAGCAACCAGAAAAGGAGCGACGATGAGATTGCAAAAAGAAAAGCGTGCGGAGTTCGATACAGAAGTAATAACCCAAGGAGTGGACTTGGCTATTTCAGAAAAAGAGACAGCTGATGATACGGTGATTCTAACTCTAGATAAAGTAAGATTTTCAAATAATCCCGAAATAAAAGTTGGAGATATAATAATTCGGGAAATAGACAGAGATAAAATGTCGCCGAATACTGTCACCCAAAAAATAAAAGACTATTATTACACCATACAGCCCGACGGAATCAGAGTTGAATCAAACGGCTATCAAGCGGCGATACAGAGGGACTTGGATGATATGGGAATTCCTGTTCATGGATACCAGACGGGAGGGGAAAAAAATGACCCATACATCGGCATAAATTCTCTGGCTATATACGCCGAGCAGGGTAAATTGATTTTACCGTATGATCAGACTGATCCGAGAACTATACGATTAGTGGCAGAGCTTATAAACGAAATGAGGGCATTTCCCGACGGTCACACGGGCGGGCAATAGAATAGTCGTGCCACAAAATAATAGCCTTGTACCCAAAGACCCGCCCCGACTGGAAGACCCCGTTGTGAGGAAGCCCCTTGAGCATAAATTGGATGTAGCGACGACAAAAGTTATGGTAGAAAGAGAGCAGATTCAAAGACCGAAAAGGAGACTAAATGATCCATACGAAGAAGAAGCCGAAAGGCAATTCTTTCGATCCGCAATGGGCGGTAATTGGCACGGATAAGTTATCAACAGCTAGCCTAGCTTGACAAAGGATATAGCGGTATAATGTAGTCATGCCGATAAGCAAAGCACAATTCGTAGAGCTTACGGGAGAAAACCCCGAAGATGTCTTCGGAAACGACTGGCGAAATGAACTAGCCATGATGGAGGATGTCGACGACGAAAAGGTCGAAGAAGAAGAATTAGACTAACAAAAAACAATGAAAAAAATATCAATAACTTTAGCAATTGGATTAGGAGTGATACTAGGAACAGTAAATTATGCTCGTGCTGATTTTACGAGTGCTATGGAAAATGATCAGTGGATTCCAGGGGTAAATATATTTGCCGCCACGGTAGATACCATAGATACACCATTACCAATAGTCGGTAAGGTTAATTCTACAAAAACAACCGTCAAGAATCAGATAAGTACATCTACCATAGATAAAGCATTACTAAAAAATATAGATGAAGAATATCTTTATCCAGTAGAAGTATGCTATGGCGACATGATTGGCGGCGAGACTCAATATGACAGATTGGATGTCGGAGGGGTGATGGAAATGCCGACCTATAGTTTGTGTGCTCAACTTGAAACAACATACGAAACGATGTACAAAAATGAAGTTTCAAAGCTTTATTCAACTACAACAAACCAATGACCACTCACACTAAACGAAGTCTCGTAAAAAGTACGTTTCAAATTATTAGCTGTTTATTGTTCTTATGTGAGGACATAAAACTGGCCGCATTTTTCCTTCTCATTGCGGCTATAATGGGGATATGGGAAGAAATGTAAAACAATGAAAATCTCAGTAATTATACCTGTGCTTAATCAGCCAGATATGTGCCATGCCGTCATCGAGCAACTCTATAAAACAATAGACAAGGATGTAGAGGTAATAGTCATAGACAACGGAAGCGAATTTCCATTTATAGAACCCAAAGCAACAGTGATCCGTTTCGGAAAATCAATCGGAGTATACCCTGTTTTTGCGGAGGGGTTTAAATACGCATCAGGCGACATCGTAGCATTCTTGCATTCGGATTTAGTTATATGGGAAACGAATTGGTACAAACGAGTGATAGCGGAATTCGAGAAAGACGACAATCTTGGAATGATTGGATTTATTGGAAGCGACCAGATCGACTGGGCAGGTGGCCGAGGATTAGGTACAACATCAAACTTTCAAGGATTACGATTGGATAGATGGAATGGATCAGGTGCTTCAATACACGGAAAATCATCAAGAGAATTTTCAGAAGCTTCAGTAGTTGATGGTTGCGCAATGATTATTAGACGAGAGGCTTGGAATGATATTGGAGAACGAGAAGATTTTCCCCCTATGCAATTCTATGACAGATTGATCTCAACCCAACTGATAGAAAAAGGGTGGAAGATTGGAGTACTTGGAATTGAATGTGACCATTTTTCTAGACAGTCAATGGGTGAAAAAGAATACGTCGAGATGGCTATGGAATGGTGTGTAAAAAATAAAATAGCTCCTGTATCAGATCACGAAGGCGAACCAGTAAATTGGAATACAACTATATACCAAGAGGCAGAGCGAAGATGGTTAAAAGAGTATCGAGACGAGAAGCATATAATCCCATGCAGTGTAAAATAACATGCTAAAATTATACAAAGTATACAGAAATCTATCCGAAG